AACATCCACCTACCCGCAAGTGTTGTTTATCAACATGACTTACCCTGATGTGGATATGTACATCTATCCCCAGCCAACACGGGACTTGGAATGGCACTTTATTTCGGTTGAGGAGTTAACCCAGCCTGCCACCTTGGTAACAGAAATTCTGTTCCCACCAGGTTATTTGCGTGCGTTTACCTACAACTTGGCTTGCGAGTTTGCGCCTGAGTTTGGTATTGAACCCAGCCCCCAAGTCTCCCGTATTGCTATGACTAGCAAACGCAACCTAAAACGCATCAACAACCCTGACGATGTGATGTCAATGCCCTACGCCATTGTGGCAACCCGCCAACGCTTTAACATCTACGCTGGGAATTACTAAGCATGGACTCGCCCATCCTTGGTGCCAGTTATGTGGCTCGCAGCGTCAATGCTGCGGACAACCGCATGATCAATATGTACCCCGAAGCGGTGCCAGAGGGCGGCATGACTGCGGGTTTCCTATCCCGCGCTCCTGGCCTGCGCCGGTTGGTGGAGATTGGAGAAGGCCCGATTCGCGGCCTGTGGGTCTTGGGCGACTACCTGTATGCGGTGTCCGGCAGCAGTATGTACCAAGCAAGCCTGTACACCACCACCACCGCTTGGCGTTTGACCTTGCTTGGCACGGTTACTGGCACGGGGCCGGTGTCAATGTCAGACAACGGCACGCAGCTATTTATCGCCTGCAACCCAGACAGTTACATTTTCAACTCCACCACCAACGTGTTTGCCCAGATTACCGACCCTGACTTCCCAGGTGCGGTCAAGGTGGGTTATCTGGATGGGTACTTTGTATTTAACGAGCCAAACAGTTCTCGCGTCTGGGTGACGCAATTGTTGGATGGCCTGTCTGTAGACCCGTTGGATTTCGCCAGCGCCGAGGGCGACCCTGACCAACTGGTGTCTCTAATCGTTGACCACCGCGAGGCATGGCTCTTTGGCACCAACTCCATTGAGGTCTGGTACGACGCTGGCCTGCCTGATTTCCCGCTACAACGCATCCAAGGCGCTTTTAATGAGATTGGATGTTCTGCCCCCTACTCGGTTGCCAAACTTGACAACGGCCTGTTTTGGCTCGGTTCTGACGCCCGTGGGCGCGGTATCGTTTACCGGTCCAATGGCTACACCGGAACACGGGTGTCCACCCATGCCGTTGAATGGCAGATTCAACAGTATGGCAGCATCTCTGACGCTATAGGCTACACCTATCAGCAAGACGGCCATGCCTTTTATGTGCTGATCTTCCCAACGGCACAAACCACTTGGGTTTACGATGTTGCAACCCAAGTCTGGCATGAGCGCGCCGGTTGGGATAACGGCAATTTTGTCCGTCACCGGTCTAACTGCCAAGCGTCTTACAACGATGAAATTATTGTCGGGGACTTTGAGAACGGCAACATCTACGCTTTTGACATGGAAGAATACGCCGACAATGGCGATGTCCAAAAGTGGTTAAGGTCTTGGAGGGCGCTGCCTACGGGGTCAAATGATCTTAAACGCACGACTCAACACACTTTGCAGATCAGTTGCGAAGCGGGCGTGGGTCTTAACACCGGCCAAGGCGACGATCCTCAGATGGTTTTGCGTTTTTCGGACGATGGCGGTCACACCTGGTCCAATGAACGCTCCATATCTATGGGTAAGGTGGGTGAGTATTACCGCCGCGTAATCTACCGCCGTCTGGGCATGACCTTAAAGCTGCGTGACAGGGTTTACGAAATATCGGGCACCGACCCCGTGAAGATAGCAATCACGGGCGCACAACTTAATGTGACGCCCACCAATGCCTGATCAGCCAAATATCACGAATATTCCGTCGTCGCGGGTTGGAGTTATCGACCCTCGCACCGGCATGATTTCGCGTGAGTGGTACAGGTTCTTTCTTAACCTGTTTAACTTAGCTGGGGCTGGCGGCAATCAGACTTCGCTGGATGATCTGCAAATTGGGCCACCACCGCAACCGTCTACGGGCGGTTCTGGCACGGTTACTTCAGTAGACGTTTCGGGCGGCACCACTGGCTTGACTACCAGCGGTGGGCCGGTCACCACCAGCGGCGTCATTACGGTGGCAGGCACCCTTAACGTAGCAAACGGCGGCACTGGCTCCACTACGGCAGCAGGCGCTCCATTTGCCCTTAAAGCGGCCAACGCTGACATCACCAGTATGTCCGGCCTAACGGGTGCTGTGGGCAGCCCAACGTCGGTGCAAATGGGCAGCGGCTCGGCCACCACGCTGGCCGCAGGCAAAATGTGGTACAGCGAAGTTACAGGGGCGTGGAACCTGGGCATGGGCGGGGGAAACATCACCCAGCAAGTTGGCGAAGAATTGTTTATCTATGGCAAAGCCTCTGCCGCCATCACGGATTCCCCACTTCAAATTGTTTACCACACCGGCACGGTTGGAGCTAGCGGCGTCGTTACGTTTGCACCTACGATTGCAGGCATTACAGACAACAACGCAATTGTTGGTGTAGCTACCGAATCCTTGGCGCTTAACGATTTTGGCCGAGTTACAACTTTTGGAACAGTGCGCGGCATTACCACCAATGGCGCTGCTTTTGGTGAAACTTGGGCTGACGATGATCCAATTTGGTACAACCCAGTAACTGGCAACCCCACCAATATTGAACCTGTTGCACCCAACATTAAAATACAAGTTGGCCTTGTCATTAACGCCGGTTCAGGCGGCTCTGGGTCTTTTCACGTTGAAATCAATCGTGGCTCTACGCTTGGCGGCACAGACTCAAATGTCCAGCTAGGAACTCTAGCCAACAAAGATTTACTGGCTTACAGCACTTCTTTGGGCTATTGGACAAACAGCACGTTTTCTAGCTTGGGCGTAGGCTCGGTCACTTCGGTGGCGCTGGCGCTGCCTTCCATCATGTCGGTGTCCGGTTCACCGGTTACGACCACTGGCACGCTGACCGGCACGCTGACTACTCAATCGGTAAATGCCATTTTTGCTGGGCCGTCTAGCGGCTTACCAGCAGCGCCCACCTTTAGAGCGTTGACCACCGCCGACATCCCCGCCCTGTCCTACGTCACCTCGGTGGGGCTGGCGCTGCCGTCGATCATGACCGTTTCGGGTTCCCCCGTGACCAGCAGCGGGACACTGACCGGCGCTTTAACTACTCAGGCTGTAAACGCCATCTTTGCCGGTCCCAGCAGCGGCGCGGCCGCTGCACCGACTTTTCGTGCTTTAGCCACGGCAGACATCCCCGCATTGAGTTACGTCACTTCGGTGGCCGCAACTGTACCTTCTGTTCTATCTATCTCCGGTTCACCCATCACCAGCAGCGGGACGTTGGCGATTTCTTATTCTGGCACGGCGTTGCCTATTCTCAACGGCGGGACCGGCCAAACCACGGCGGCGGCGGCTTTTAACGCTTTGTCGCCGGTCACCACCACGGGCGACTTGATTATAGGCAACGGCACCAACAGCGCGACCAGGTTGGCAATTGGCGCGCTTAACTACGTCCTGACATCCAACGGCACCACGGCCACTTGGGCGGTGGCTACCGGCAGCGGTGCGACGATAACCAACGATACGGCTACGGCCACCAACGTATACCCATTGTTTGCCGCCGCTACTAGCGGCTCGTTGGCTACAGCGTACACCAGCAACGCCAATTACTTATATAAGCCCAGCACGGGTGAGTTAACGGCTACCGCGCACGTTTCCAGCAACGGAATCCAGATAAATGCCAACGCCGTGGCGACTAGCTATACAATTGCCACGGGTAATAACGGCTTGTCAGCGGGGCCGGTGTCTGTCAATACTGGGGTTACAGTCACGATCTCCACTGGTTCTACTTGGACAGTTGTATGACAGTAACCGCAAGAAATCTTGTTCCTGCCAAGTTCGTTGAGGGCACTCAAACGACTCAGTACACTGTGCCGTCCAATATTACGGTCACCATCATTGACAAGTTTACGGCCACTAACATCAGTGCGTCTACAACTACGATTAGCGTCAACTTGGTGACCAAGACGTACTCGCCCGATAGCAGCAACTTGATTGTTAAAAGCAAAAGCCTTGCGGCCTCAGAAACCTACATTTTTCCGGAATTGGTAGGTCAGATTTTGCCTACAGGCGCTTATGTCTCAGCTATTGCCAGCGCGGCCAGCGCCGTCAACATCCGAGTCAGCGGGAGGGAAGTATCGTGAACAATCTAGTAGAAAAAGTTAAATTCCGCGAGGATATTTTAAATTTACAAGAGCAAATGCAAAAACTAATTGCAGACGGAGAAATGGAAGATCGTTTGCCTGCTTGCACATTGACGCATTATTTCTCACCCAAGAGTGAAGATTACGGATGCAGCGTTTATGGCCGTCAAATGTTTATTCCGCGAGGAACTTTGATCGTAGGTAAGATTCACCGACACCAGCATTTAAACTTTATCATCAAGGGTAAAGTGTCTGTGGCTACTGAATTTGGTAAAAAGATGTACGAAGCCCCATGCGGGTTTTTATCTGAAATTGGTTTAAAACGCGCCGTTTTAGCCGAAGAAGACACAATTTGGATGACGGTTCACATGACCAAGCATAATGGCGAAGAATATTTGGATGAGATAGAAGCTGAACTGATTGCGCCCAGCTACAGTGAGATGGGGCTTATTGACAGTATGGCGCAACTTGAAAGGATCACACCATGACTTTTGGAATAAGCGCAGGCACTTGGCTTTTGGGGGCCGCCACCGTAGGCAGCGCGTATGTTGCATCCAAAGGACAACAACAAGCCGCTGATACGCAAGCAAACGCGGCTAGAGAATCTGGGGCTGTTCAAAGTGATGTTGCTGACCGGCAACTTGCGTTGCAACGCGAGCAATTTGATAAATCTACTGCATTACAAACACGGCAGTACGAAGAAGGCGTGGCGCGTCAACAACCTTTTCTTGCCGCAGGCACCAATGCTTTGGCAAGGATGCAAGCCGGTGAATTTGCCCCGCCCACCGCGTTTAACGCTAACGACCCTCGTTACGCCCAACCTGGCGCGTTTAGCTTTACTGCAAAGGATTACCAAGCTGACCCAGGTTACGCCTTTCGGTTGTCTGAAGGCCAACGGGCGCTTGAGCGAACCGCAGCCGCCCGTGGGGGTTTAATCTCTGGCGGGGCTTTAAAAGCCGCTACAAGGTACGGCCAAGACATGGGGTCGCAAGAATACCAAAATGCGTACAACCGCGCCCTTACTGGTTACGGATCGCAAGTAGACCGGTCAAATACAGCGTTTAGCCGTGGGCTTACCGGCTATAACGCTGATGTGGCGCGTGCCGATACAGGCTACAACCGTCTAGCTGGCATGGCTGGCGTTGGGCAGACTACAACCCAACAGTTAAACGCAGCGGGGCAAAATATGGCTAGTAGTATAGGCGCTGCGGGGCAAAATTATGCGACCGGCGCGTCAAACACGTTAGGCAACTATGGCACCGCTGCTGGCAATGCAATCATGGGTGCAGGCGCTGCCACTGCGGCTGGGCAAATGGGTTCTGCAAACACATTGGCAAGCGCCCTTAATACGGGCGTAAGTTCATATCTAAATCAAAGTAATTTTAACGACTGGTTAAGGCGTCAACCCGTTAGAACATAGGATAAATCATGGCCGATCTAAACGCACTTATCGCGCAGGGCTATCAGTTCCAAGCGCCTCCAGACCCGTTTGCTCAATACGGGAAGATGCAGCAGTTGGAAAACTCTGCTACTCAAAATCGTTTGGCGCAACAGCAAATGGCAGAGGGTACAGCATTAGCCCCTTATCGATTGGCAGAAGCAAAAGCCAAATCAGGCTCAGCAGAATTAACTTTAAAACAAGCCCAAGAAGCCCAAGAGTTTGTTACTACGGTAATGCAAAAAGTTGCGGAAAACCATGGCGGCATAAATGACCCTTTGGAAGCAGCGCAACAAATGTTGCTTAACCCAAATCCTAAAGTGCAAGAAATGGGTAAGCACTTGGCAGAAGCACATCAATTAGTTCAAGGCATTAGGCAACAGCAAGCATACGCGCAAGGGGAGTCAAGTCCTAATTCTTTTGGCGTCCCCGCCAGACCTGCACCTGGCGCTACGCCTATGCCTTCTCAAGCGTCCGCGCCCGTTCCTCTTGCACCGGCTGCACCTGGTGAAGCTGGCACACCAGTGTTAACTGGCAACGTGCTTGCGCCTCCGTCGGTCAATGCTATGAAGCCAAGCGCAGATACGGTTGAAAGTATTGCCGCCAAAATTAGAAAAGGTAACGCACTGTATGGAAATACTCCAGGGTGGCTAAACGACCGCACGCTTTTGGTTGAACAATACAAAGCATTGCTTAACCCAAACCAGCGTACGTATGCACCAATTGACGCTTCAAAATACACGCCAGCATCTCTTAAAGCGTTTAACCTTAGTGGTGATCAATCTGATTTAGTACCAGTAACAAAAACGGACAAAATAGAATCTCCGTTTGGCAAAATTGACCCTGATAAATTTACACCCGCGTCGCTTGCCAAATACGCCGAATCTAACAATTTTAAAGACTTGGTGCGTGCGCCAAAAGACAAAGAAGCTAAAGATGACCCCAACACTACCGCAGCGTTTCGTGAAGTTGACAACGCTGGAAATGTAACTTTTTACAACAAATTTGGAAATCCAATTAGCACACAAAAAGGCGCGGGTAAACCAAGCGCTACGTTTGAAAAAACGGCGGTGGCAAAAGTAAATTTGGCTAGAGACCTTGATCAAGCTATTGCAGAACTTACGGCAGTAACTAAAGATGGCGGGTTGATTGACCAATCTACAGGTAGCGGTGTGGGGCGCGCTGTAGATATAGGCGCAAGATTTATTGGGAAAGCAATGCCTGGCGACATTGCGATTGGCAAACTTCAACCAGTTGCAGACCTTGCGTTAAAAATGGTTCCTAGATTTGAAGGGCCACAATCTAACGCAGATACAACGTCGTACAAGCAAGCGGCAGGTCAATTAGCTGACCCAACATTGCCGCCCGAAATTAGAAAAGCCGCAGGCAAAACTGTGTTGCGATTAATGATTGCCCGCAAAGGTCAGTTTACAACGGCTGATATACCGACAGAAGGCGCGGGGGCGGCTCCAACCGGCGGCGACGAATGGAAGGTGGTTAAATAATGGCAACTCAAATCTACAAGGTGCGCGACCCTAGCGGTGCTATCCGCGAGATTGAAGGGCCAGCGGGCGCTACGGATGATCAAGTAATTGCAAAGGCCAAAGAATTATTTGCTGCGCCTGCTGCCGAAGGTATGCCTAGCAACCGCACTGCAAGTACCCAAGAAGGGACTATGGCGGCGTATGCTCCGCGCCGAACACCGCTTAAATTTACAGGTCTTAACGCCGTAATGGAAGGTATCGGCGCGCCGATACAAGCTGTATCGGAAGGCGCTATCAAGGGTGGTAGCAACATCCTATTTGGCGCTGAACAATTGTATGGTAAAGGGATTAAAGCCTTTAGCGGCTTATTTCCTCAAGATCAAAATTTATCCGGCTTAATTACAGGGGAGCAACCCCTTAACATTGGGCAACAAGTAGGCGATATAGTGATTAGAGACGCTTTACGGCGTCAAGCAGGAGCACAATCGCGGGTTGCGCCGTTTAAACAAGAGTATCCGTTTTCAACAGGTGTTGGCGAGTTAGGAACCGAAGCATTTATTACAGCCCCAATTGGCGGCGTACTAGCACGGCCATTAGCGGCGGCGGCTCCATACGCGCCAGCGGTTATTGATCCCTTAGTTAACGCTTTGCGGTCATCTGGGTTTACCACTGGTATTGCTACTAAAGGTGCGCCATTGGCGACTCGCGCTGCGGACATTGGCGCTCGGGTAACTGGCGGCGCTGTAACTGGCGGCACAACGGCGGCGCTTACTAACCCAGAAGAGATTGGAACCGGCGCTACTACTGGGGCTGGATTAGCTGTTGTAGCACCCCCTGTCGTAAAAGGGCTAGCTAAAAGTGCGGGCTTTTTAATTGATGCTTTTAGTGGTCGTCTGGCAACAGTTGGCGCTGGAAAAATTGCACGTGATGTTGCTGGTGATCGTATCGGGGCCATTCGTGCGGCGTTGACAGCATCGCCCGCAGACCTTACGGCGGCACAAGCGGCATCAGGCGTTCAAAAAGATGCTTGGCAAGCGCTTGGAGCTATGACGGGCAAAACAGACGATGTATCTGCTTTACTAAAACGCCAAGCTGATGATGATTTGGCCGTATTGCAGCGCATGGCTGAAGGCGGCAATGAAACTGAAATGCGGGCAGCGTACGAGGCGTCAATTAAACGATTAAATCAATTGACCGCTGATATGCGGGCCGTAGAGTTGCAAGCGGCCAATCAGGCGGCTCAGACAACTAACCGTTTGGCCCCACAACTGCAACAACGCGAAGCAAGCATGGTTAACGCTTTGCGTGAAGGTATGCCTGCAAACTTACCTTCTGGTGCCGCAGGCACCGCCGCGCCGGGGGTATCGGGAATTCATGCAGGTACAGAAGCATTGCAACGCGCAAATGTTGCCGACGACGCTGCTAGACGATTAATGGTTGCACGTTCTCAAGCGGCTCGTGGAGGAGTTTCAGAGTCAACTGTTCTTGGCGTAAATGATCGGCGGGTTGAAAGCGCTAATCGGTTTGTGTCTGAACAATGGCAAGAAACATCAGACACGTTTGCTGCCATCGCCAAACAACGCCGCGCCGAAGCTGGGTTTATTGAACGCCAAATTGGCAGTTTGGAAGACTATGGTTTAAAACCACTAGATGCGGGAAGCATTACGGCAGCAATTGATGCCAAACTTTCTACGCCAGGACTTCGCGGTTCAAACGTTGCCAAAGTGTTGCAGTCAATTAAAGACGACATCATTAACTTAACCGAAAAAGGCGGCGGCGTCATTGACGCGCATGACCTGTACACGCTTCGCAAAGAAGGCATCAACGAGCGCATTATGCAGATCATGGGCCAGACAGACCCTAAGATCAGCGCCAAAGTAACGCGCAGCGTGCTTCAAGAAGTTCGGCCATTGATTGACGACGCGATTGAAAAAGCGGGGGGTACGGGCTGGAAAGATTATCTGAAAACGTACTCGCAAGGTATGCAAGCCATTGACCAAAAAGCAATGGCCGCTGAAGCTGCACGGTTGTTTAAAGACGCACCAAACGAATACGTCAAGTTAGTTCGCGGCAACAACCCAGACGCCGTAGAAGCAATCTTTGGCCCTGGCAGTTACGACATTTTTAAAGAAATGGGCAGTAAGATGCCTACGTTGGAAAAAGTGGCAGGTAACGTCGAGCGTGACGTAGCAATGAAAGAAGCGGCAACTGCTGGTACAGAGGCGTTAGGAAAAGTTATTGGCGGAGATTCATTCCCTCGCGTTCCTTTTACGTTGTCTAAAGGCGCAACTGCTGCAAATTTGACGCTAGACATTTTAGAAAAACGGCTTGACAAAAAAGTTTTTGCTGAATTGCAAAAAGGTATGCTTTCTGGAAAAAGCGCGTTGGAAATGCTTAACACTTTGCCTTCGGCTGAAAAAAGCAAAGCGCTCCGCGCATTGGCCGACCCCGCATCTTGGGGTAAAACTGGCACAATCGCCGCAAGAGTTGCTACAAGACAAGAGCAGCCTACTAACGCGTTAGCGCCCGCTGCTCAATCTATTAACGCATTGTCTGAAAGGTAACCCAATGGCATCTCTATCACCTCCACCAAAGCTGCAATTTTTCGGCTCGGACGGCCTGCCGCTGGTGGGTGGCAAGCTGTACACCTACGCAGCAGGCACCACCACGCCATTGGCGACTTACACAGACTTCACCGAATCCGCGCAGAACACCAATCCGGTGATTCTGGATTCCACCGGCCAAGCTAATGTTTGGATTCCAGAAACCACCACTTACAAGTACATCCTCAAGACATCAACGGATGTGTCCTTGTACACGGTGGACAATGTAAGCGTCCCGCTGACAACCAATTCTTTTGCCGCGCCGCCAGCTATCGGTAGCAGCGTGCCCAACGCCGCTACGTTCACCACCTTGACGGCCACCGGCCAGGTGACCTTTGCCAACACGGGCGCTGCGGTGATCAACGTGGGCACCACGGGTGAGCGCCCAGCCACGCCGCAGTCGGGCATGATTCGCTACAACAGCACCACCAGCAAGTACGAAGGCTACAGCACCGATTGGGGCCAGCTAGGCGGCGGTGCTACCGGCGGTGGGGCTGACCAGGTGTTTATTCAAAACGGCCAGACTGTGACAACCGACTACACTATTAGCACTAACTACAATGCTGGTACGTTTGGGCCTGTTTCAATTGACAGCGGTATCACTGTAACCGTCCCCACTGGTTCAGTGTGGACTGTCATCTAAAGGATAAACCATGAGCGCAATATCACTCCAAGGCAGTGCAAGCGGCACAGGTACGCTGACCGTTGCCGCACCCAGCACGAACACCAATAGGACGCTGACGCTGCCTGATAACACCGGCACACTGCTGTCTACTGGCTCTACCTTTGCGGGTACTGGACCAGCGTTTAGCGCCACTATGAGCGCCAATCAATCTGTAACAACAAGTACATACACGCAAGTTCAATTTAACACAGAAGATTTTGACACAGCGTCTTGTTACAACAACACAGGTTCTACTGTAGGCAGCATTCCGGCGTACTCTTTTCTTCCAAACGTAGCGGGGTACTACCAAGTAAGCGCCGCAGTTTATCCAAATACAACAGTTACAGGAAATAATTGCGCCATATACAAAAATAATTCTATTTTTAAAGTAAATGGTGGTACTACAGTTAGTTCGGAACTATCAGTGTTAGTGTATTTAAATGGGTCAACAGATTATATTTCAATATTTGGGTTTTTAGTTGGAGTAACTCCAGCCATAAACAGCGGTAGCACTGTGTCATACTTTACAGCAGCAATGGTGAGGGCAGCATAATGACTTTAGCAATCTCAGGCACAACGGGCATAACCCTAGCCACGCAGTTTGACTCTGCCAGCACCTTTGGCTTTAAGAACAGGTTTATCAACGGGGCCATGCAAGTGGCCCAGCGTGGTACTACGGGTACGTCTGGCTCTGCTGTCCCAACTACCGCCCCTACTTACCCATCCATAGACCGCTGGTACGCCTACGCTACCGGCGCTACTGTGACTGTGGCTCAAGTGGCTGGCACTGGCGCTATTAAGAACAACCTACAAGTATCAGGCGCTGCGTCTGTTACGGCGGTAGGTGTAGGCCAGCGCATTGAGCAACTCAACTGCTACGACTTGGCAGGCTCTACCTGTACGCTGTCGGTCAATATGTCTAACTCGCTGTTGACCACAGTGACCTGGACGGCCTCTTATGCCACTAGCGCGAATACTTGGTCGGCTAAGACCACTATCTCTAGCGGCACGTTCACAGTGACAAGTTCACTTGCCAACTACAGCGCCCAAATTGTTGTACCGGCTGCTGCTACCACAGGCATTGAAATCCTGTTTACGGTTGGCGCACAGACCAGCGGCACTTGGGTGATTGGCAATGCTCAGTTTGAACCATCAACTACTGTTGCAACCAGCTTTGACTACCGGCCTTATACAACTGAATTGCAGTTGTGCCAAAGGTATTATTTCAAGAGCTTGCCAGGGAATGCAACAATACTTTCTTCTGGTTTAAGCGTATTTAGTACCACCATTGCTCAAGCAATGTATGTGTTTCCTGTTTCTATGAGAATTGCGCCTAGTGCGCTAGAACAAAGTGGAACGGCGGCAGACTATTCAGTTGCTACATTAAGCGGCGCTACAACGTGTTCTGCTGTACCAGCATTTTCTGCTGCTACTACACAAATTGCTCTAACAAATTTTACTGTTGCTTCTGGATTAACAGCAGGAAATTCTGGTTGGGTTAAAACTGCAAGTGCAAACGCATATCTTGCATGGAGTGCCGAACTATGATTTACAAAATTCATTCAACCAACATGGATGGTCAAGTCATCTACGCCCGTATTGACGATGACGGGAAATGCTATCTAACTTGTACAGAAGACCACCCAGAGTTCAAAGAATGGCTTGAGGCTGGAAACACACCCCTACCCGCAGAGGAATAAATCATGACCATCACGCTCAACGGCACAACGGGAATCACAAACACCGGAGCCTTGTCTGTTACCGGCATCACAACGCTAGGCGCACTGGGCAGCAGCGTAATCACTTCGGGTACTGCGGTTGCGTCTACATCTGGAACAAGCATCGACTTTACCAGCATCCCAACTTGGGTCAAGCGAATTACTGTGATGTTTGCTGGTGTGTCTACAAGTGGTACAAACCCCTATCTAATCCAAATTGGGGCTGGGTCAGTAACAACATCTGGGTATGCGGGCAATGTGGTTACTGCCCAAGGTGGCACAACAAGCGCGGCTTCGTTTTCAACATCAGGTGGTTTCCCTGTTGTTTACGCAAACGCCGCTGCGTATGTTTACTCAGGCTCGGCTGTTCTAACAAACATTTCGGGCAACGCTTGGGCGCAGTCTGGAATAATGGTAGATAACACTGGAGTTAGAGCATCAATAACTGGTGGCAGCGTCACGCTTAGTGGCACTCTTGACCGAGTTCGAATTACCACATCAACAGGTGTAGACACTTTTGACGCTGGCTCCATAAACATCTTGTACGAGTAAGCCATGAATGCACCCGAAATTGATCCCGTGCGTTACGGCGTCCTCTGGCAGAAGGTCCAGGACTACGAGCGCCGGTTTGATGAGATGAGCGCCAAGATTGACAAGTTGGAAACAAACATCGACAAGCTGGTTGAAATTGCAAATCAGGGCAAGGGATCGTTCTACGCTGGCATGGTCATGGTGTCTGCCGTAGGCAGCGTGCTGGGCTATCTAAGCCATTGGTTAGGAAAAAGTTGAAATGGGTAATTGCTGTTGTATTGATTACCGTACCAGCAAAGTTTGTTTGCGTGAGATGGTATTGGACGGGCGACGTATTTGAACGTAAGGTCTATTGCTTGGAGTGGAGGAAGGTTTGATCGATCCCATCACAGCCTTTGCCGCCGCCCAGACCGCTATTAAGGGGGTTAAGGCAGCTATAGCCCTTGGTAAAGACATTCAGGCCGTGTCCGGCGACTTGATGAAGTTCTTTGAGGCCAAGGATGTTGTCCAGAAAGCAGCATCCAGGCCCAAGTCCAGCTTCGCGCAATCGGACACCGCTGCGGCCTTTGAGATTGTGATGCAAGCCAAGCAGCTTGCAGACGCTGAACGTGAACTGAACAACTACTTTGTGATGTCGGGTAACGCCGACCTATGGCAACAACTGCTGGTAGAGCGCAACAACATCATCCAGCAGCGCAAGACGCAGGAGATATTGGACGAAAAAAACGCCAAGGCAAAGGCGCAGGAGATGGAAGACTTCCTAACCTGGCTGATGGCGGGGGCGTTAATTATCTTGTTACTGGGCCTATGCTTTTGGTGGCTAACACTTTTGATGGGGAAATAAATGCTTGAATTACTTAGTGGTGGTATCTTTGGCTCCCTGCTTGGGGGCGTGTTTCGTTTGGCGCCGGAGGCCATGAAGTTCTTTGATAAAAAGAACGAGCGACAACATGAGTTAAAGATGTTTGAGCAACAGTGTCAGCTAGAAACCTTACGGGGTAATCAAAAACTTGTTGAAGTTGGAGCGCAACGCGAGGCTACGGTAGACGCTGGCGTAATGAATGCCTTTAACTCCGCTATTGAGCAGCAGACAGAAATGGTTAAAGTTGCTGGTGGTTGGGCTGCGAGCCTGTCCGCTTCGGTACGTCCTGTAATGACGTATTACTTACTGGTAATGTATGGCGCAACAAAGATGGCAGCAGTGATGCTTGCGTACTACCACGGACAGGCGCTAACCGAAGTGCTTGCAAAATCTTGGGGTAGTGATGACATGGCCCTATTGACAGGAGTTATAAATTATTGGATGATCGACAGGTCTTTGGCTAAACGAGGTCTGTAATGGGTAAATCATTCAATTATGTTCGTGGGTCTATGGAGGAGCGTTTCTGGTCAAAAGTTGACAAGCGCGACCCAAATGATTGTTGGGAGTGGCAAGCATCATTAGACACACGAGGATATGGCAATTTTGGAGTGCCAAGAAATGATGGAACTGGGCGCTACATTATGCAGAGAGCGCACCGTATGGCTTGGGAATTCACGCATGGAAAGTTAGCGGGTTCCGTACAGCACTTGTGCCACACCTGTGATAACCGTAAATGCGTAAATCCCACACACTTGTTTATTGGTAATCCAAAAATAAACATGGCTGACTGCGCCAAAAAAGGGCGCTTTAATGATCGCAGTGGGGAAAACAACCCAAGGGCAAAAGTTACAGAAGATATAGTTAAAGCTATTCGTGAAGAAACGCTTACGCTTTCTAAATTAATGGTTAAGTATGGATTGCCGCAGACTACTGTTTCTGACATACGGCGCAGAAGTACTTGGAATCATATATGAATCTGGACATTGCAGCGGCGCTGTGCAAGCGGTTTGAGGGCTTTAAGGCCAAGCCTTACCTTTGCCCAGCCGGTGTCCCAACGATTGGATATGGCAGCACCTATTACGCCAACGGGCGTAAGGTTTCATTGACGGATGAAACGATCTCTGAAACGATTGCTGAAACAATACTGCTGCACGAACTCCACCACACCTACCTACCTGGCGTCCTGCGCCAGTGTCCCATCTTGCTGACCGACGAGCGCAAGTGCAACGCCATCGTGGACTTTGTGTACAACTTGGGGCTGGGCCGTTTGCAGACCAGTACGCTCAAGCGCAAGATCAATGACCAAGATTGGGACGCCGCCCAAGAACAGTTGATGCTGTGGACCAAGGGCGGCGGGAAGGTGCTGCCAGGGCTTGTTAAACGCCGGTCTGCCGAAGTTGCCTTATTAGCTGCATAGCGTCCTTGAGGTCGCCCCGCAGTTGTTCAATCGCCTCCTGCTGGGCTTGCATACGTTGATACGAATCCAAAGCGAATTTCGCTAATGTTTCTTGGTTCCATGCGGCGAAGTTGGGTAGGTCTAGCATTTGGTTTTTCAGTTGGTTTAGGACAGTTTTCTGGAGGTACTACTACACACCATACAGCTACCCATTGTTTGCGGTAGGCTATCCAGCGATCAATATAGGCGTCGGGCATCCCCAACAGCGCACGTCTGCTAGAAGTGGTACTTTTCTCCAATCGCTCGGCTATGTCACATACGGTCAGCCCATCAGGGTACTTTTGTAGCAGCATCCTCACTGCGTAGTGGTTGGATTTACGCATGAGGTGGTGTGCAAGTATGGATAACTGTCAAGTCTGCTGTGCGCTTGCCGCAGCGTTCGCAGAAGTTGCACTCCCGTTCAGCCAATGCTGCCTTCTTACCATCGTAATACCCGCTTTGGTATGCAATGGTTAGCGCATCGCCGTACACTTGTGTGTCATCGTCATCATTCAGCTTGTCCTGCGCCATAGCGCGTTTTGATTTAAATCCTGTCATGTTGTTCCCCTTGCTCTGATTGCTTCTGCAATGCGCTTGCGTTCCTTTTGTAGGATAACCAGCGTTTTTATCTGCACCGGCTCACCAGTGCCTTTGTGTACCAGCTTGATGCACTCCTCGCGCTCGGCTTCTACTGCTCGACGTATCTCGGCTTCTATGCCAGCTTTAGACCACAAAGATAGTGGGCCTAGTGCAGCCGCCACCTGCGGCAAGTAATGAGGCTTTGCAGCTAACTCACGCAGTGCCATTTCTTCTTGTTCGTTCATAGCTTCCCCCACACCACATAAGCCAGCAGCCCTACGGCTGTAGCCACAACAATCACAGTGATTAATTCTTTAAACGAACCTAATGTTTCGCGGTACGGGTCAGGGTCACGTTTGCCATTGATGTAAGCATCGTTAACTTTACGGGCCGCGCAATCTGCGCCTTGAGTGCATACCCCGTTTGAATCACAACAGTTCATTTTTTTCTCCAGTAATTTTCTACGCGTAAAGGTGGCATATCCCCGAAAATTTCCTTCATAACAACTCTTTGCCCTTTTTCTGTTGTAAAGCAAATCGACCTGTAAGAGTACCGTCCTTCTTGGCGTTCAAAACCCCATTTGTACTCAACGGGCGGCGGCGGTATATTGAGTTTGTATTTACTCATTTGATTTTTCCTTCAAACATTTCATCTACTAGCTTGTGGCACAGTTCTTTGAATTTTGGTGTGTATGTGCGGGCGCCATTTTCAAACCGAGAAATTTCCTCTCCATCTTTAAAGTACACCGTCAAGTGTTGTGATCCTACATGACCGTTGTAAGTCATTGAGTCAGGTACATAATCTTGAATTAAGCTAAGTAAATATTTTGCTTTATATAAATTCTTGTCCATTTCCAAACGCCCGCCAACTATCTGTCTGCTAATGCTTCGAGTCATAGACATAAATAATTCTTCTTCTTCTAGGGTCATTTGTACTCCTCCATGCGCTTGTTCAAACGCTCTATACGGGCCACGTTGTACGCCACAATGGACTCAGCGTACTCAACCCCCGCCTCTGCTTCCAGCTTGGACAGATGGGCATCAGCCAAAGCCTCTGCAATCACCTCAAGCGGCGTTGGCTTCTTAAACGGTTCGCGTAATAAATTAAATAGTTTCATGGTAATTTAGCCTCTTTTAGTAGTTCAAGTCTCTCCCGCGCGACGCGCAGGGTGTTGTACCGCTGGTGCATACGCTCCAGTACGGATACTCTTTTAAGCGTCTGGCGCTCGTTGTTCAGCATACCCAGCACTTCCTCTTCGGACAGTGTGGGCAGACGGTCATTTAGACTTCGCCAAGTGTTTTTCAATTCGTGTCTCCAGTTTGGTGATCAGGTTGACGCAGCGGTCATACGCCCGATAAGTGGCGTTCAACTGGCGCGCGCGGGCCTTGAGTTCGGCCTTGGCCGCTTTGAGTTGTGCTTTCAATTTATCTAACATAGTTCCTCCATTGCAATATCAGAAATAGCGCGTTTGTCATGCAGCGCCGCCCAGATGCGCTCGTCCACCGTCTTATTGGTCAGCATGACGTAGCACCACACATCATGGGCTTGCCCAGAGCGGTGCAAACGGCCAACGGTTTGCTCGTATAACTCCAGGCTCCACGGCAATGACAAAAACACAACATGATGCCCCCCATGCTGTAAGTTAAGCCCGTGACCGGCGGACCGAGGGTGAACCAAGAGCATCTCAATGGAACCGGCGTTCCACCGCTCAATAGCACGGTCATCGTCAAGTGTTTGGGCGTGGGGGTAGCGTCGCTTGAGTTCGGCAAGTTCTTCTTGGTAGTTGTATACGATGAGCGTGTTCGCACGTTGGTTCTCCTCTAATAACTCATGCAGCCGGTCAAACTTAGCGGTGTCAAACCACACTGGCGTTTGCACTGTCACCCACTTGCCAGGTATCTCCGATGGACTTTGCACCGTGTTGTACACAAACCCGCTGGCAAGCTGCTGCAACTTGCCGGTTACCACAGCCGCGTTGATGGCCGTGATGTTTTGCAGTTTGAAATCCTTTTTCATGGTGTCGTAGGGCTTGCGGTCGTATAGATCGCAGCGCACTTCTACCGTGTGAAGCAACGGTAGCTTGTCGCTATACTCACCCGCGTCCAAGACGAAAGTGGCAGGCTTAATCACGGCCATGACCTTCTCAAGACTGCCCTTGCGCGGTGCCCACTCACCAAAGTCTGGGTTGATCAGCACGAAATACTGCTGCTGGAATGCGCCCTTGCTGCGGCCTAATAAATTCTGGTCCACGATCTTGCACTGACCGAACACATCCTCTAGGCCGTTGCTGGTGAACGAGCCGGTCAGCCCCCAGCGAATTTCAATAGGCGCGAGGAATTTGAGTAGGTCTTTGAAGCGCTTGCCGCTGGGGTTCTTGAGCCGCGTCAGTTCGTCAAACACCACCGCGTCAAATTTGCCCGTGGGCAAATTCTCGTAGTTGGTCACCACCACCTGGGCGCTAGACGCAAAGGCCGCAGCGCGCTG